ATCATTGAGTGAAAGAGATGTACTAACAAAATGTAAATTTAGTCTTGAAACATCAGGACAAATTAATATTTTGGGATCAATCCTAAGAACGTATTTTAACATACGTCTAAGACCTCTCGTTGGAACAAGGGTACTATTTTGTAACGTTGGGTAACGTGACCAATAGTCCCAAAAGAAAGAACAATATTGTTGATCATTACAACCACCTAGAATGTAGTACGCAAGTACTCGCGATGCTGATTGTTCGAGTGAGGTGATATCATGTTCAGGATAGAGCGCCATCTTGAACCATTCAAATGTATCACGAACAAATCTATAACCGTGCATCTTATAGCCTAAGAATGTACGATCATTCATCGATCTAGTAAACTTAATCTTATCAGGATGAAGAATTGCACCAAAGCAGTGCCATGCCTGAGAAGCAAGTTTGTGGCGGTTAATATCACACGTGCGATTAACTATTTTAAAACAGCTATCATCACCTAAAACGCGTAGGTCTTTGATAACCCAACCGTTAAAGTGTGCAAGTGTATTAACCATGATGAAATTGACAATAGATCCAACAGCTTGTGTAAAAAAACTACCACTAGGTATCCCATGTAATTTAAGTACAATAGTACCATCAGGTAACATGAGTTTAGTTTTTTTAAAGTAGTGTCTAAGCCAATTGAACAAAAGTTTGTTCTTCTGTTCCATAACATCGCCTCCATAGACAAGATTACCGTTAACGAACGCATATCGATTGTCAAATGAATTCCATATTATGTCAAACGCCTTATCTATTAAGTAATTCAGAGCAAATGCATCAAAAGTACGCCAATCAAGACAAGCTTCATATAGATCATCACAGTAGTGATTATCTACTAAGTATTTAGCTAGTCGCATCATAGCTTCTGCACCAAAATGTACAGTTTTGACGTTTTCCTCTAAGTGTTCATAAAATGGGATGGCCCATTTACCTTCCAAACCAGTGACTTCTCCAGGGTATACCCAGACAGCTCTAGTTTTACTAGCAATTGGTTGATCATCATCATCAAAAACACACTCAGATAAGTGTCCACGTAGTGCCATTTTACAGGGTGGTGCATAACAGTGAATACCTCTTTGAATTCTATGTTGCATATAACTTGACAAGTTATATAATTCTTCAACAACTTCAGATTTTTTTCCTTCCTGGGAAAGAGAAACCAGCGGCTGAGTCCAAATTCATACAATCAAAAGATTCTGATAATGCATATCTGTATATG